TTCAGACGGCGCGGATGCTGCACGAAATCTTGCAGGCGGAAAAGGCCGGCGTGCGCTTCTCGTCGCAGCAGGCGGCGCTGATCTTCAACGACCGAGGCGTCGCGAACCCGCGCAACCTTTTCCAGCCGAATCCCACGATGGGATTGCCGAGCGGGCAGACTCAGAAAAACGAGCTCACCGAGGTCGGCATGATTCGATATTTCCAGAACAGCGACCGCGTCGAGGTCATGCCGTCGAGGCCGTCGCAGGCGTTCACCGGATTCGTGCAGCACCTCATGCACGAGATCGCGCTGGGCGTGGGCGTGCCAGAGGGCGTGCTGTTCGGCACCCAGGACTACAAGGGACCGAGCGTGCGCGCAGAATTCGCGGCGGCTGATCGAGTGTTCACGAACAAGCAAGGCGTGCTGACCGACAAGGTTCTCGACCCGATCAAAGACGCCGTGATTCTCGACGCCATCGCACGCGGCGAGATCGCACCGCCTCCGCTGCTTGCGGGCGAGACAATGGTTCAAGCGCTGCGCCGGGCGACCAAGGGCGAGTGGCGTTTCCCGGCAAAGCTATCAATTGACGTCGGCCGCGAGTCGGCTGCGAACATGAACGAGAATCGGCAGGGCGCGAAGTCGCTGCAAGAGATTGCGGCCGAGGAAGGCACCGACGCTTTCTCGCGGCTGGAGCAGATCGCAATCGAGGCCGGCTTCGTGAAGGAGCTGGCGGTGAAATACGGCGTGCCGGAGACGGCGATTCGCCTTACCACGACCTCACTCCCAAGCACGCCAGCGGCCGCAGCCGCAGCAGGCGACGCGGTGGGTGCGAGCGCAGCGGAGGCGCAGGCGGCGAGCGTCGCAGCGGCGCCGGCCGCAATCGAGCCGGTCGAACAGATCCAGAACGACTCAAACCTCGTCACGATCAACTTCGCCGACGGCTCCTACATTCCAACCGATGCGATGGCGGACAACGCACGGCGCGCACTTGAGATCCGCGAAAAGAAGCCGATGTCACAGCGCGGCATGACGAGCGTCGGCATCGCCCGGGCGCGTGACCTCATGAACAAGCGGCCGATGTCCGAGGACACCGTGCGGCGGATGAAAGCCTTTTTCGACCGGCACGAAATCGACAAGCAGGGCGAGACGTGGGATGAGCAAGGGAAGGGCTACCAAGCTTGGATGGGCTGGGGCGGCGACGAGGGCTATTCGTGGAGCACAGCCATCGTTGAGCGGCTCAACAAGCAGGCGGAGAAAAAAGACCTCTCGGTCGCGGCCGCAGAAGTGCAGCATCAGTTCGCGCGCAACACGCCACTCGCAGCCGAGGACTGGCTGGACGCGGTGCAGAAATACCGGGCGAAGCAGATGACGACGATCCAAGAGACAAAGCAAAGCGTGACCGGCGACCAGAGCATCATCGAGCTGAGCAAATCAAAGCGCAAAAAATAATTCCCATGATCCACACCCAGACCGAAATCGATAACCTCGTTGAGTTGGCCATCATCCAGCGCGCCGAGCTGAAAAAGCTGGTCGAGTCGCTGCCGCAGTTGCGCGACCACCTTTCGTCCGAGATCGAGCGCAACCTGGAAGAGATCGAGCCGGCGATCCGCAGCGAGCTGGAGCAGCTCGTTATCGCCCGCGCACAGGACGCGCACGCGCAATCCAGCGCAGCGTTGACCGCGAAGGTTGACGAACTCGGCAAGGCTCTGGAAGTCACGACGGCGGCGCGTTACTCGGTGTTAATGGCCGAGCGCGAACACAACGCTACGCTGCTCGAAAAGGCAGAGGCACGCATCGCAGAGGCAGCGTCGGCTTTGCCGAGCGCGGTCAAGAGCATCGTGACCGACGAGCTCTCGCGCTTTCCGCGTGCCGGCGAGATCGACCAACTGCGGAAGGAATTCGCTGAGCCGAAGGGCTTGAATCCGCGCGGCAAGTGGTCGCCAGACGAGACATATCAGCGGCTGGACCTCGTGACGTTCAACGGCGATTCGTTCGTGTCGAATATCGACGGCAACCGCGAGCGGCCGAGCCGAAGCGCGGCGGACTGGACGCTGAACGCGGCACGCGGCAACAGTGGCGGCGGCGGCGGCATCACTTCATTGACCGACCTGATCCCAACGCCGGGCGAGGGGCAAATCCTCGGTAGCGAAAATTCGTTCTACGTTCCGAAGAACCTCGTCGCCGGGGCGAACATCACGATTACGCAGACGCCGACCGATATCACCATTATCGGCACCGAGGGACAGATCGAGCTGGAAGATGGCAGTGCGGCGGCGCCGTCTTTGTTTTTCGTCAACGACACCGACACCGGACTTTTCCGAGTCGGTGCAAATACGCTCGGCATCGCAGTCGGTGGAACACAAGCGGCGGCGATCAGCTCGGCGACGTTTGCCATCACGCCGAACACCACGATTGCAGGGACGCTGACGGCCAACGGCACGTCGATTCCGGCGAGCAAGACGCTGGTCGTGACGACCGACAAGATTTCCGTTCTCGCGGCCACGAGTTCGGCTGAACTCGCCGGCGTTATTTCCGACGAGACCGGCAACGGCTCTCTGGTGTTCGCGACCTCGCCGACGCTGGTGACGCCGGACCTCGGGACGCCGAGCGCGCTGGTCGGCACGAACATCACCGGCACCGCGGCAGGACTGACCGCCGGCAACGTGACCACAAACGCGAATCTGACCGGCGACGTGACGAGCGTCGGCAACGCCACGAGCATCGCGGCGGGCGTCATCGTTGACGCGGACATCAACGCAAGCGCAGCCATCACAGACACGAAGCTCGCGACGATCAGCACGGCGGGCAAAGTCAGCAACTCGGCAACCACCGCAGCCTCGACAAACACCGCGTCGGCAATCGTCGCACGCGACGCGAGCGGCAACTTCACCGCCGGCACGATCACGGCGAATCTCACCGGCAACGTCAGCGGATCTTCCGGCAGCACGACCGGCAACGCGGCCACGGCTACGGCGTTGGCGACCGGGCGCACGATTTCTATCACGGGCGATCTTGCCTATACCTCACCGAGCTTCGACGGCACGGGCAACGTCACGGCGGCGGGCACGCTTGCGACCGTGGCAAGCGCTGGAACGACGGGCAGCTCAACCGCAATTCCGATCGTAACGATCAACGCGAAAGGCCTGACGACTTCAATCACGACGGCTGCGGTCATTGCGCCGGCCGGAACGCTCTCGGGCACTACGCTCGCAGCCGGCGTCACCGCCTCGTCGCTGACCTCGCTCGGCACGATTGCGAGCCTCACCGCGACGGCCGGCACCGTTGCCAACGCTCCGAGCGGTTCGACCGACATCGCAAACAAGCTTTACGTGGACACCGTCGCGCAAGGACTCGACGCAAAAGCTTCATGCGTCGCAGCCACGACGGCGGACATTACGCTGAGCGGAGCGCAGACAATCGACGGCGTGAGCATCGTCGCGGGCAATCGCGTGCTGGTCAAAAATCAGAGCCTCTCGCAGAACAACGGCATTTATCTCTGCGCCTCGGGATCGTGGACACGCACGACCGACGCGAACACGTGGGACGCTCTGACCTCGGCTTTCACGTTTATCGAGCAGGGCACCTTAAACGGAGACTGCGGTTTCGTCTGCACGGCCAACGCTGGCGGCACGCTCGGCACAACCGCTCTGCCGTGGTCGCAGTTCTCGGGCGCAGGCACGTTTACGGCCGGCACCGGGCTGACGCTCACCGGGTCGGTCTTCTCGCTTACCTCGCCCGTCGCAGTCGCCAACGGCGGCACCGGGCTGACGAGTCTCGGCTCGGGCATTGCGACGTTCCTCGGGACGCCATCCTCGGCCAATCTTGCGGCGGCGGTCAGCGACGAAACGGGAAGCGGCGCGCTGGTATTCGCATCCAGTCCAACCCTCGTGACGCCGACTCTCGGCGCGGCGACTGCCACCTCTCTAAACGGCGTGACCCTTACGGGCACGAGCACGCCTGCGCTTTCAGTCACCGGCACAGCGTCGGTCAGCGGCAGCAACACCGGCGATCAGACGACGATTACGGGCAATGCTGGGACCGCGACGATCTTGCAGACCGCCCGCAACATCAACGGCGTGAGCTTCAACGGTTCGGCTGACATTACGGTCCCTGCGGCGGCTGGAACCCTCACGGGCGCAACCCTCGCGTCTGGCGTTACGGCGTCCTCGCTGACATCTCTTGGCACCATTACGAGTCTGACGGCAACAGCGCTCACCGTAAACGACAACACGACCCTCGGCAGCAGCAACTCGGACACAGTTAATTTCAACGCTCGCGTGGCGTCTGACCTCAACCCATCGACCGACAACACCTATGACCTCGGCGTAACGGGACACGAGTGGCGCAACCTGAACATCGACGGCACGGCCAACATTGACTCGCTCGTGGCGGACACGGCGGACATCAACGGCGGGACGATTGACGGGACGGCCATCGGAGCCACGACGCCGAGCACGGGCGCGTTTACGACGTTAAGCGCGACGGGACAGGTCAACATTACTGGAGGCACGCTTTCCCAATTACAATCTCAAGCAGGTAGCGTATATTTTGAGCAAGTAAATACCAACACCGGAGCGGGTGCTGGGGTGCAGATTTTCCAGT